GTAGCTACAGAGCCCTGGCGGGCTCCTTTCCCCACCCTGTCACCAGTCGCCGTCTGGGATGTTGATCCTCTTGATGATCTTCGTGGGAGCCTGCTGCACTTTATTGCTTTTGATCAAGTTGCAAATATAATGCGCAGGCTGCAGGTTGGTCCAGTCCCTGGCCGCAGCCTGTGGGCTTGAGTAACCGAAGTCCTTCCACCGGCTTATTGGCTTGATCTCATCAATGACAAAGCTGAGCGGATGCTGCGCATCGCTCGGCTCATCGTAATGTATAGGGCCCAATCGTCCTTTACATATTCCGCACGGCAGTCCCATCGCCTTGAGACGGGCCCGGTGCTTTCGGCGTGTGTTGCCGTTTGCACTCCGTGGATTACTTGCCATGACCCCCTCCGGTATAAACGCGAGAGGGAGCCGCGGAGGCGAGGCCGTGACTCCCGAGACAAAGAGATGCTTGCGGTGGATCATCTTGCAGATGTCCGCACATATATGGTATCAGCTTTCGATTGGGCCGAGCGGGGCAAATTTGTCCAGAGCTCTCGCCTCTGCTCTGGTGGCCGTCCTGATGTCGCAGGGGATTGATCTGGCGATCTGGCGCCAGCTGAGCCCGTCGATGTATCTCAGCCTCAGGATCTCCCGCTCCCGCTCCGCCTCGTCCGGTCTCTCGTCCATGATTGTGTCGATCTCCGTCCTGATCCGCAGCTCGATGTCAATGCACCTGTCCATCTGGGTGCGGAGCTCACGCTCAAGCTCGTCAACCTTTGCCATATATCCGGACAGATCTGTCCCGCTCCCATGGCTCCCAGGCGTGTCAGAGTATCGGATCGCGGAGGGATAAGCGTAGCGCATCCGGAGCCTGGCGATGTCTGCGCCGATCTTCTCCGCTTTGTGATATGCTCGCATATAGCTCCATAGATATGTCCGCTTCTCCGATCTCGTCATCTCCATCCTGTTACTCCTTTTTGTCATCCGGCGCTATGTGATCGGCGACCGCCTCAAGGGCATCATTCCATCCGCGCATGTATTCGCTGGCCTGCCTCATATTGTGAAAGCGGCCGGCGAGCAGCTTCTCCCTGGTGACGCCGCGGAGCGCTCTGATCCTGTCCACCGTCTCGACCACAGTCTGACCGGGCTGTACACATTCCGCCGCCTGCTCCTTGCTGATCAGTTCCGTCATCTGTCTGCCCTCCTGTTCCATATCTCTGCCATCTCGCCCATGGCAACCTCAAACTTGTCGCGTCCCCTGACACGTATACGGGGAAATCGGACGATATAATGACAGCATGGGCACATGATGCCGTCAGGCTCTAGGTCGATATTGCAAGCATATCGAACAGGCTCACCGCAAAAAGGACAGCCCTTTAATGATGTGGTTGTGCCATCCTTTTCAATCATGTCGCTTTCCTTTCGCCTCTGCGATCCTGTCCTCCCAACGCTTCAGTTTTTCATAGCAGAGCCCGACATTGCCATGCACATATAAGCAGTTCATGACATCCTGCTTCTCCTCTAACAGTGCCGCCCTGGCCTCCTCTCTGGTGACAGGCGTCGGATTCTCCTCCCGCAGGATCCTCGCCAGCTTCAGCGCCGCCTGCGCGAGCTCCGTGCACTCTTCCGCCAGCTGTTCCAAGACAGCAGGCTCTCCGATCTCCTGCATAATGTTCATTCTTTTACCTCCTCATACGGCGCCGGAAGCGGCTGCCAGGCTTGCGGCTCGATCTCCGCCCCGCTGTAGATCGGCATCAATCAGTCTCATCCTTCTTACCTTTCTGCTAAAAAGCAATAGCCGTTTTCAAGCGTTTTTACTCCATTGCCCCATCTCAGACAGATATCATGCGCTACGATAAGCGGGACGCCGTTTACATTTTCGATATAGTCATATTTAAAATATTTGCATTCCTTGCAACGGATAATTTCCGGCTGTGCGGCCGGTATTGCCTTTAGTACGTTGACGGCCTTAAGCATCCCGTTATCGTGCCCAGCCGCCGCGTAGTTTTCAATTCCCGCTTTCGCCAGTGCTTCAATTGCCACTTCCCGGCTGATCAGGTCGTCGTTCATTCCTGTTCACCTCTTTCATTTCAGGCTGTCCAGTCCTGTCGTCCATGTCTTACGCGCCACCACCGCATCAGGATGCCCACAGCTCGCGTGATTCTGCTGATATATCAGAGTGTTGACTCTGGTCTCCTCATCAAAGACGCCGGTGACCTTCATGCCAAGGATGCCCTGCCAGATCCTCACAGCGTCGCCGGAGCTCCCGATCCGCAGCACCGGCAGGGTGATGCCCTTGATCTCTACGGTCTCTGTCGCCTCCTGGCGGGCCATCCGGGACCACTCGGCCCGGCTCACATAGCAGATGTCGAGGTCTATCCTTCCGTTAAAGTTAGGGAGGCGTCCGTGGCTTGTGTACTGCCAGATAGTGGGAGCGGACCAGTATTTCAGAGGACCGTATCCGGTGGGAGTCGTATAGCCGACTTGTGTTGCGCTGCTCTTGTATTGAGCGAGCCACAGCTTGGATATCTTCGCCACGCCGCTCCAATCGGCTTTTTTCCTGGTGACCTCTCCCTGATTGATGTAGATAAGCGGCCTCACCCTGGTGAGCTGATAGACGCGCTGGAGCCATGCCTCGACGTATGCCGTATCGCCTTTTTTGCGATACATCTGATTGCTCGTCTGCTCCCAGTCGAGCAGGAGGATGACCTTGCCGATGTATGGCGAGATCATGCTGACAAATCTGTCCGCCTCCTTCTTGGCTCCGAGGCCGTTTGACCAGTAATATAATCCGCCCAGCTTTCCGGAGCTCAGTGCCCCGTCGATCATCTGACGCCATTGAGGATTTACATAATCCAGTCCCTGGGCGACCTTAACGATCACGAAGTCTGCCGGGACCTTGGCGGTGTTGATGTCTTTCTGGTATGGATGAGCACAATCAAATCCGTTCAAGGGCTGCCTCCTTTGCGTCTCTGAGACTGTAATATTCTTTTTCCTTGCCGTCCTTGTCGATCAGATAGTAGGACGTGAACAGCCACCCTCCGGGCCTGCCGCCAGCGTGCGGGATCAGGCGCTTGCGGCTCTCGATCCAAAAGCCTGCAGGATTCACAGACTCATAGGTGATAGTCTGCTCTCCGTTCCCCCTGGTCGTCTTGCCGCATCTCTTCCACCGCATCATCGTCCTCGTCCTCCTCGCCTTTACCGGTCTCCATATTGCAGTACATCACTCCGTCCGGGAGCGTCCCGGTCTTTATTTCCCATGGATCCATGACAGATCCCTCAAAGTAGACCGCCTTTTTAAGCTGCATTTTCTTCTTGTGACCGCTCAGCGTGAGGGTGTTGTATTCTCTGCGGGATTTAGATCTGCTTATTGAACAGATCACATTGGATTTACTTGTGTTGAAGTCGTGGCTTTTCTCAAGGGTGATGTCGGCATATCCATGCTCCACCAACAGCCTGGCGACGTTGTTAAATATCCTCTCTGTCCTCTTGTCCATGCCTCGCTCCTTTAATGTTCATCTCTCTCAATGGAAAACATCGCCGAGGTCCCGCCCCATGCTCTGAGGACCTCGCCGGGGACATCTACGTCATTGATGACGACGGCCCTCTGGTCATCTCTCCGGAGGTCCGTGTCCGCCAGGATCCTGTCCCAGTTGTCCACATCACGCTCCACGATCTCGGCCTCCGGGATCTCCTCGTCATAGCGGACGCTATGAACGGCGTCAAAAGCAAACATTAAGCCAATTGTGGCCACGCATAAAGCTATCGCAAACTCAGTCATTTCTGTCCCTCCTCAATATTCCCGCCTGATGCGCTCAAGGACGTGGATGGCCACCACCATCCGGATCATGTTCCCAAATTTCTCCTGTTCGGCGTCCAGGTCAAGGTCGCAGTCCTTGGGGACCATGTCGGTCACATCATCCCGCAGCGCATCTTGGAGCGTATCCATGACCTCAATCCGTCCCTCTGTCCGGCCCAGGCTGTGGGCACAGATCAGCATGATCAGCACAGGGATGATATACACCATCGTCTTAACTACTCCCATCATCGTCTCGCTCATGTCTTAACTCCTAATTCCTTCTCAAGCTCGTCAAAGTCGTATTGATGGTCAAACTCGGACGGCTGCGGTCCGTCCCGTGTCCATGGTTTAAAATCGTCATTCCACCGTTCCCCGCGGAAGAACGTCCCGCCCTGCAGGATCTTGTCCTCCGGTCGATGGTCGAAAGCGATCACACCCTTGTAGCGGGATATCCCAACCATGACATCGCCAGGCTGCACAGGATCCTTTTTTCTCCTCCTGGCCGTCTTATATGCCTTGAGGGCCTCCTTGCGCTTCTCCTTCCGAGGGTACTGCTCCCAGAGTCTGGCAAACTCATCTTCCAGAGAGGCGTCCGAGAGAGGCCCGCCATCCGGCGGAGCCGATGGCGATATATTATTATCTATCTCTTTCTCTATCTCTATCTCTTTCTCTGTCGGACGTTTTCCGCGCCTTGTGCGGACATTGTCCGTCTTTTGTCCGTCACTTGTCCAACGTTTGTCTGATGCGGTCGCAGATGCGTCCGCAGGGGCCGCAGCAGTCTCCTCCTGCTCCCGGGCAGCTGACCGCTCCCGCCTCTTACGCTGTGCGTCCTTTGACTCGCTCCCGGTGTTGTCCTCCACATACGGGAGGATGATGCCGCTGGTCTGGCCGTCGTTGTACTCCTCCGCCAGTCCGTACCGGAGCAGGTAGGAGAGACAGCTCTCGACGGCCTCGGCATCCTCATCAATGTCCAGGGCGATCTCCTCGGCAAGCGAGTCCTCCAGGCCGACGTATTCGATCACGCCACCGGAGCACAGGCTCGCCAGCTGCATCTTTAGGTAGATCACCACATTGGTGTCGCCTCCCGGCATCCTTCTCATCTTTTTCACTCGCCTCGACGAGAAGAATCCGTTTTGGAGGCGCAGCCAGTAATATCTCTGTCCCATCATTCTCGCCTCTTTAAATCTCTCTGATCCTGATGCCGTGTACGTACAGCATCAGCTTTCTCTTGATTTTGTAGGCCTCCGTCCGGATGCCCTTGACGTCCTCGACCACCGTCTGACCGGCCTCCTCATAAACGAAGTCGGCCACATAGCTGCATTCCTTCTCGAGGAGCGGCCCCGGGTGTCTCCCTCCTCTGGGGCCGGTCTCCTCCGGTCCTCTCTGGGTCGGGATCAGCACATACTTGACCTGTCTCCGGAGGTTCTCGATCTCGCCGGCCTGCTCCAAGAGCGCCAGCTCCTTCGCTCGCCTGTATTCCTTCCGGGAGTCGTATATCTCACCGTTGTCGTCGCGGACCTTCTCATTCCTGTATTTAGGATCACCGCGCCGGCGGTAGTAGGCCCAAGCCATAGATGTCTCCTCATTTGATAAATCAATTGATTCTTTAAATGTTCAATTGATGGATGGCCGTCAGTCAAGTAAATGGCAGCTCCTCGTCAATGCCGTCCGGGATATTCATGAAACCGTCAGGCATGTCCTCCTCCTCCCTCTGGCTGTCATAGCTGCCACGTCCGCGCATCCTCCTGTCAAGCTCCTCCGCCCTCGACAGGGGCCGGGCCTCCTGCTCCGGAGCGGGAGCTGTCTGTGTCGGCCTGCCTGGGGCAGGATCTCCATCGTCCTGATCCGCCGCTCCCTTGCTCTCACAAAACTCCTGAGAGCTGACAGCCACGTCCGTGGTGTAGATCTTCACGCCGTCCTTGTTGACATAGGAGCCGGTGACGATCCTGCCGATCACGGCCAGCTTGATGCCCTTCTTGAGGTACTTCTCCGCGAACTCGGCATTTCTGCCGAAAGCTACACAAGAGATAAAGTCCGCTGTCTGCTGTCCTTCTCTGGGGCTTGCGATCCGCCGGTCAACGGCCAGCGTATACCGTGCGATACACTGCTGATCCTGCCCCTGTGTCCATCTGATGTCCGGGTCTCTGGTAAGTCTCCCGATCAATGCCACGTTATTCATACTTAGATATCCCTTTTCTTTTCGACCTCGGCGGGGCCGGTCTCATTTTGAAGCCATCTTCTTCGAACTGTCGCAGGCGGTAGCGGATCGCCTCCGCGGTGACGCCCACGATCAGGCCGATCTCCTGCAGGCTCTTGCCCTCGTTCCAGAGGTCAAGGGTCAGCATGACCTCCTCCGGTTTCAGATGCCGCTTATAGACAGGATCCTTTTTTCTGACGCCGATGGTCTTGTGGATCTTGTATTTATAGATGAGGTCCCGGGTCCTCTGGACCGTCCTGCCGATGCGGATGCTGATCTGCTCATAGGTCAGGCCTTCCCGGACCATAGCCACCAGGCTGTCCCGCTCCTCACGCTCGTCAGGCGTCAGCTCCTTCTTAGGACGCCGTCCCGGTCCTCTGATCACCACGCCGCTCAGGTCTTCCTTGGGCTCCGGCTTGATGTCCTGCGGGATGTATTGAGCCGTGCGGACCTCATAGGTGACCTCTGGGTGTGGGATCTCCGTCTTGTCGAGGCGGATCGGGTCGAACCGAGGGACCGCTCCCGCCGGCCTCTTGACCACCGCCCTGCGGGTCTTGGTGACATATACAGGCTGTGAATCCCATGCCAATAGGTTCGTCTCTGTTACCATGATGTCACCTCACTCGCGGACGGCCTGCTCTTGCATCTTTGTATAAGCGTCCTTGATGACCGGACTTGTGAGCTCACGGGCGAGGACCTTCATAAGGTGCTCAAATACATCCATGTTCTTCGTGTCGTCGCCGCATATGTTGGAAACCACCGCGACATTGAACACGACCAGATCCGACATGATCGTGGCCAGATGCCCGTTTGTCTCCACTTTGACGACTCCCTCTATGCTGCTCCCCTTGATCATGTCAACCTCCCAATCAATAACCTTACGCATCTCTCTTCCGGGATGTCGCGCAGCCGGCAGATGATCCTCATTTTTCCGTATGGGATCAGCTCCGGATTTTTGCGCCATCTGCGGATCGTGGACACGTTCACGCCTACGGCCTTGGCGATTTCCTCCCCGTTGCCCTTGGTGTACTTGTCTCCCAGGAGCAAGGTGGCCGCTTTCCTTCTCTCACGCTCGTTCAACATTTAGCCCACCTCTTTCTTGTCCTGCTCCTGCATCAGCGCCTCGATCGGGACCTCAAGCAATACGGCAATTTTCTGCAGCTTGTCCAGCTTTGGCGTATATTTGCCATTCTTCCAGGAAGACAGCGTTGTTGTCGCAATGCCTGTGTCCTTTGCGACTCTGTAATCAGTCAGACCGCGCTGATCTCTGATTTTTGCATATGCCGCGTACAATATGGTTTTCCTCCTTCCGTATATATTGACACATAAGAAAGAAATCTTTATTATGATGTTAAGGAATGTTACATAAATAAGTTTTCTTTCTGTTCTGTGTGGGTGTAAGAAACATTTCTTACTCCTCAAGAATAGCAAAGATTTCTTAGTGTGTCAAGAATTAAATCTTAGCTATCAGGAGGGGCGAAATGTATGAGAAATTTGCCAGGCTTCTGGCAGAGAGAGGCGTAACAGCTTATAAGGTGGCAAAAGAGACAGGCATACCGACAGCGGCGCTGTCTTCCTGGAAGAATGGGAAGTATGAGCTAAAACCGGACAAGATCAGAAAGATCGCCGACTATTTTGGTGTGCCGACAGATTACTTTTATGAGAACCACGTAGACGAGGGCGTGTATTACATGGACGAGGCTACCAGAGAGACAGCGGAGGAGATACATCAGAGGCCGGGCATGCGTGCGCTTTTCTCCGCGGCGAGGGACCTGTCTGACGACAAGCTGCAGGCGGTCGCGGCAATGATCGAGCGGCTCAAGGAGACAAATCCGGATGGCTGACATCTGGGTGTATATCATCCCGCTACCGGCCGGTGTCGATGAGGTCGTCCTCCCGTGTCTGGGAGGGTATACGGTCTATTTATCCGATCAGCTGGGAGCGGCCGGCAGGGCCATGGCATACCGGCACGCCATGGAGCATATCAGGCGAGGAGACTGCGAGAATACAGAGATGACGGCGGATCAGATTGAGATGGAGGTGCATGATGGCCACAGCACGTAAAAGGGGGAACTCCTGGCGCGTCCGAGTCCTCGATCATATCGAATATGACGCGGAGGGTAAGAAAAAAAAGGTGTATCATTCCATAACGGTAAATGATCCATCAAAAGAAGGGAAGAAAGAGGCGGAGCGGCTGGCGGCTGAGTATGCCAGATTTAAAAAAGGAGCGTCCAGGTCCATCACGGTCCACGACGCCATCAAGATGTATATAGACCTCAAGGAGGACGTGCTCAGCTCCTCCACGATCATGGGGTATAAGGGATATCTGAAATGTGGGGCATACAAGCCCATTGACGTGATCTATCTGAAGGACCTCAAAAAGGTGGACGTTCAGCGCTGGGTCTCAAAGGTGGCAAAGAAAAGAAGCTCTAAATATGTCCGCAACCTGTACGCGCTGCTCTCGGCTGCGCTGGCCATGGCCGATATGGATCCGATGCGGATCACGCTACCGGCGCCCGCTCCCAGGGAGATCAATGTGCCGACAGATGCGGAGCTGTCCGATTTTATGGACTCAATTAAGAAAGACAAGGAGCTGACCATGGCCGTGATGCTGGCAGCGTTCGGCTCCCTGAGGCGGTCAGAGATCTGTGCGCTCACTCCGCAGGACGTTCACGGCTGTGAGATTACGATCAATAAAGCGATGGTGCGCGGAAGTACCGGCTATGAGATCCGGAAGCAAACAAAGACGACAGGCTCCGCCAGGACGACGGTGGTCCCTCTCTACGTGATCCGCGCCATGGATATGAAAAGGGAGCGGATCGTGATGATCTCGCCGACCACGCTCACAGACCGATTCAGGGCGGCAGTCGAGGAGGCGGGCCTGCCTAAAAAGTTCACCCTCCACGGCCTCCGGCATTACTACGTGAGTATAGCTCACGCGCTGGGCATCTCGGACGCTTTTGTCCAAAAAATGGGCGGCTGGAAGACCGACGCGGTCATGAAACGCAATTACAGGACGACCCTGTCCGACTACGAAGAAAAGGAACGGGAGAAATTCATGGCATACTTTGACAAGATGCACGATCCGGAGCGGGAGCGGCCGCAGCTCAAACTTGCCAAATGAGAGTTATCTGACTATTATATAGGTGAGGTTTTTATGCCGTCCCTTCATTTTGCTGCTACATTTACTCATGCTCGGACACACCGAAAAAGGACACCCAGATGGGTGTCCTTTTTCGTTCCTCGGACTGGATGACCAAAAAGATGACCATAGGGCCCGCAGATGCTGATTTTATCAGTACCGACAGCGGGGATCGAACCCGCACGAAGCCAAAAATGGGAAATACAGCATTTATCTGGGTTATTTCATCTTTTGGCGTAAATACGCCGAAAAGTGACGTTTTTTATGCTCGCTTTGCGTGCATATATGAGCGGGTAAAAATCACATATGGATGACCCGGATGACCAAAAAGATGACCATCATCGGGACCACAGCCCGAGCAGCTCCTGCATCATCAGCCTGGTATAGATCGGACAGGAGGCCGCTCCCCTGCTCCAATCCTCCACGGTCCTCCTCGGGATCAGGAACCTCGCGCACAGCTCCCACTGCCGGAGCCCGGAGTCTGCCAGGATATCCTTGACGGATCTCCTCACGGCCTTGAAGGTCTGCCGGAGCCACTCCTCGCTCGGATCGACATATTCCTCCTCCCAGATGCTGGACATCATCAGGTCAGACACATATGCGTCCTCGTCGTCATAATTGGGGACCTCCCAGACAGCTGTCTGGACGATCCTGGGCGTCGGCTCCTTCGAGGGCTTGGTCTCTATGGCCATGTAATGCCACTCGCTGACCTCGTCGTCATCCACGTCGATCTCAGGGACTTTGTAAAAATCGAACTTATAGAGCTGATCCTCGTCTCTGGTCCTCTGTTCCGGATCGAGCCGGCACAGCTCGGCCTTTCCCCATACATAGCCGGGATCGCCGAAGCTGACGCGGTCGCCCTCGATCGGGAGGCTGTCCACGATCTCAAACTCTACGGCCCGCCCCATGCGGTCCATTGTACCATATAAACGTGCCTTGATGGTTGCCATATCCTTATCCTCCTCTCAGTCGATGCTGGGCACTGCCTCATAAAAACCGTCTTCATATCTCCGGAGAGCCTCCTCCGCGGCCTCCTCCGTGTCGAATCTCTCGACCACGTCACCTGTCTCCTGCTCCCGGACGACGTAGCCGGTCACCTCTGCGATGCCTCCGGTCCGCTGCCGTCCCATGCTGAGCAAATGGTCAAGATATGATGCAAAGGTGGGGTATTCGTTCCCCTCGTCCTCGTCCTCGCCTGCGATCTCGCTCTGAAAGTCCACGTATGACTTGCGGATCTCGTCCTCTGTCCAGAGCTCTCCGGTGTCCAGGTTCATGTAGGTCTTCATTTCTTTCTCCTTTCTTAGCCCTCTATCCATTCGGGATTGATGTGCTGCCAGTCGCATCTCCTCACCGGGATCAGCTTGGCCTCCGCTCCATCCTGTCGGATCTGTCGCTCGATGCGCTCCGCAGTCTTCCTGTTTCTGGCAAACCTCCGGACGTGGAGCTCGCCGTCCTGGGTGAATCCTTCCACCATGTAGATCACTCTGATCATCTATGTCTCCTTTCCGGAGGAGGCTCATGGCCTCCTCCTGTCTGATCTGTGTTAGATTCCGTCATTCCATTTCATGTTATGACTTTCAATGTACTGCTCCAGAGCCGTTATCATGGTTTTGTTGAAAAACGCATCCTGTTTCGCTCTGATCGTCCACCTTCCAAGCATCTCAAAGGGATCATGGTGGAGAAATTCAATATCAAATTTCACGGACTCCATGCAAGCCTCAAATCCAAACATATCCATCATTTCTTTCTCCTTTCTCTTATGCTTCCTGTCTCTGAATGACCGCCAGGTAAAAATGGCCAGAATCAAATGCGTCGAGGTGAAGGGCGTAACACCAGTCTTTGTTTTTTGTACCGTCCGCATAGAGGTTATCACAGAGGAAGTCAACACCGGACTCATACATCCATTCAAATGTCTCGCGCCATTCTTCTTCAAGGTTCTGGTACTTTTTAAAGAATCTGTTGAGAGCTGTTTCGAACCTCTTGCAAGTGACATCCATATCAACATCGACTGTCCTGACCATCTGTAACTCCTTTCTGTGTGCCTCTCTTAACTGTCTTTATTCTACCACGTATTCCGTGGTTTGTAAAGCTATTTCCACGATTTTCGTGGAAAAATTGCAATAAAAAAAGAGATGCCAGGCACATCGCTGCGTCTGACATCTCTCTACAGGAGGGTATTATGAAACACCTATATTATAAACCAAAAAATCACGCTTGGATCAGCTGAGGCTTTCCAGGAGGCTCGTCCAGGTCAGTCTCTTAACCACAGCATCGACGGGACCACATTCCGGATGTGTTCGCTGCCACTCTTTGAGGGAGGCGGCTGTCTTCGGCCCAAAATCGCCGTCAGGCTTGGCGCCAACGATCCGCTGCATAAGCTCCACCGCGGGACCCCGGGACCCCTGCCGCAGGATGGGCATCGTGACCGTCACCGTGCACAGGGAGACCTTTGCCGTATCTGAGGGCGGAGCTGTTGCCGTGTACTTTGGGCAGATGTATCCGCGGATGTATCTGCCATCAACGTCCAGCTTTCTGGTGGCCACCTTTTCGGCGCTGCCGCTGTTGCCCTCGATCACGGTGATCGTGCCGGAGCTGACGCTCTCCACATATCCAATGTGATCCGCCGTTCCCTGGTTGTCGCCTTTCCCGCTGTCCTGCCAGTCATAGAGCAAGATGTCGCCGGGCTTCGGGACATAAGCATCCGACTCCTGCCAGACGCCCATCTTTTTGGCCAGATTGATCATCTGAGGACAGGAGCACTCTATCGGAATGATAGCCGTATAGCCGCACATGATCGCGATCGAGCTCACGAATGTGGCACACCAGGCGTCCGAGGCCTTGACCGCATAGCCACGCGGGAGCGGCTTGTGTCCATTGTAGGCCGCAAGGATCTCCTTGTGCTTTGCGCTCCCTGTGGTGGATCCCAGGAAGCTGACGGCCTTGGCTACGATGACAGATCTATAATAATCCATGATCAACCTCCTATCCCTAGCGCTTTGCGCAGCTTGAGAATCCTTTCAACCTGTTTTTGAACGATGTCATAATCTGCCCCGAGAGCCTTGCGCCGGTCTTCTCCGTTGCCATATTTTCCATCAATAACATCCTGTGCAAGTTGGAGCACTCTATTGACATTGTTTTGAACTTCGTCATACTCAGAGCCAAAAAAGGCCTTGCGTGCTTCTCCGCGCCCGGCATGGTCGTCAAGGACATAATCCGCCGCAGCTCTCAGATACGCATCTTTATCCTTGTCATAGATCTGCGCCAGATCGTACACAGCCGGTCCGTATTCGGCTTTTTTGGCGTCAAGGTAGGATTTTATCTCTCTGTGCAGCTCGACGGCCCTGTCGGCCTCGGATTTGGTGATCATCGTGTCGTCCTCAAGGTTATAGACATGCAGGCCTATCCATCCGGCATATCTGTATTCGCTCCACGCATGATATGGCTTTTTGGTCTTGATAAATCTGCTGCCGAAGTCCGCCAGGACCGGGCCGCTCCCGTCGATCCTGAGGACGATGGCCACATGTCGCCAGTTCTTCCATGTTGCTTTGTCTCTGGTCACCTTGGAGCTGAAAAAATGGACCAGATCACCGGGCTGCAGCTTGTCCTTGTCCATGACGACCTTGGCGATCCCCTCGTTGACCATGCCCTTGTAGCGCTCTGACGCCATCCTATAGACGCCGCCGGCCTTGAGCAGGGTGTCTATGCCATAATTGCAGCAGGTCGTCCTGTCGCGGCCTCCTGTCCCCTGACACAGCTGGGAGATTGTCCCGCCGTTGCATTTGCCGCGGCCGCTCAAATAGAAGCGATCCGCCGCGCCGTTGCCCCATCGGTGATAATGAGAGGCCTCGCTGTCGCCATTGGAGTAATCAAAGCCCCAGATGGCCATCAGGCCCATCACGTACTCACAGCAGTCCCTGAGGGACGTATAGCTCCGGATCTTCGGGCATCCTCTGGCAAAGATGCCGCCCAGGCTCCTCAGATATGCCTCATATCCGCCTGCGGCCTTGATATAGGAGGCATAGGTGCTTGAGTTAAAATCATTCTTGTGTCTCTGGATGATCGCATCCGTCTCCGCTCTCCACTGATCCATCCGTGACCTCCCCGCTATTGATCCGTGCCGCGTCCACCAGTCCCTCGCCCAGGATGTAGCCGAGGACAGTAGCCCCCGCCATGATCAGGCTTGTGATCTGCGCCGCGTCCTGCTCACTCTTACCAGCTGCGACCGCCAGCAGCGCCACAAAAGAGGCTACGGCGATCCAAAACTTTCGGCTCGTCAGCTTGCGGATAATGTCCTTTTTACTCATTCTCAGAGTCCTTTCTGGCGGCTTCCGTCGCCGTTATGATTGGAAGTTTTCGGCATTGCTCCACCATGGCCGCGGCTGTGCCATTGCCGCCAAGCTCGCTATATGGTTTGAAAAGGTACTTATCGAGGTCCTCCAGCTCGTCGGTGGTGATGGCTCCCCTGCGGAGATACAGCCCCGCCAGGCGGAAGATCTCCGCATGACCGAGGCCCAACAGCATCCGGTCCCTGGCGCTCTTGGCGGTGCTCCTTGACTGAATCCATGTCCATAATCCATTGCTTCCGAGGACAGCCGCGGCGATTATCACGACTTGCTTTATCAGCTCCATTATTGTCTCGCTCATTCCGTCTCCTCCTTTAAGAATGTAGCAGACCAGGACGTAAGCTGTATCATGGCCGCCGCGTTATTCGTTCCGTTGCTCCAAGCTGTTGCCCGCCTGATCCATATGGTCAGCCCACCAGGCGCCGGGATGACCGAGGCAAGCGTATAGCCTTCTGTGTCGTCCGGGACATTCTGGGCCGCGTTGTGCACAGCCGTCCCGTTGACGTATACGGAGCGCAGGACACAATGAAAATCTACAGCCGTCACCTCTTTGGATATTGGCCGAGAGAGCGGCAGGAAAAAGCGCAGGTCTTTCCGGCCATTTGTATAGAGTGCGGCGAGGTTGATCTGCTTGCCGGTCTCTGTGTCGCCCGGAGCATATTCCCACGCAGGGCGGACGTCTATAGGCGTAGGATAGAAGGCCTTAACAAGCCCGTATATGCCAGAATCATAAATCTCCGGCGTGACCTCCAGCGGGAGCGGGGCCCCTGCCTTTACCATCAACCTGATCCAGTTATACATAGAGCCAAGCGGGCTGTCTGTGACGGCTTCAGCGAGACCATAAGACAGAGAATAGTCTGTATATATCTCTCCGCCTGACGTGAGCCGAGAGCATTCCTGTATCTCGACATATTCCGACCCGGTAATAAACCAATACGGCGCTCCGTTGTCCGAGAGCCATTCCTGGTTGTCGCACTGAGTTGCTTCCGTGGCGTTTGCCATGCCCAGGTTATAATCGATGACCGTGTCTTCTGTTGGGCTCTCTCCGTCGATCGTGTATTTATAAAGCCCGTTCCCTGCGCTGGTCTTTGTGATAGTCATGCCGCCGACCGTCCGCGGATATCTCGACGCCGTCGGAATGGCATAGACTATGTCACCCTGTACATATTCGCGATAATATCGGCGGAAGATGATAGCGTCCTGGGCGTTTGCCCATCCGCCTGTAAGGATCAGCGGATTCCGGTCAGCGACATAATCAGATGATGCAGCATTAAGGGCCTCCGCTTCGCCGAGCCTGATCTGGTCAGGGCTATAAACGCCATGCGGTCTATACTGTGCCTCCGGGATATCTGCAGCCATCCCCTCACTGTCGGACGCGTAGCCGTTGACTGTGCTACCATGCAGGTCCATGCCAGCATAGACAAAGGAGTCAGATCTCTCCGGATTAAAAGGATCATCTGTGTATCGAGTAAAGCCCATTCCGTGGGCTGCTACACCTATAGATGCCAGTTGCTGGGACGTGCCGCCATCGACTGCTCCGTCTATCTCCATGACACCCTCGTCGATAGACGTGACAGCCTTGACGCTGTAGGTCTTTGTCGTCTGCTCGTCAGATCCCTCGCCGATCTCCGCGGTCACGGTCTTACTGCCTGTAGACTGCCACCTCCCGCTTGTGAGATCCCAGAATGTTTCCGGCGTCGGTCCCTCTATCATGATCGCCCGCAGCGTACCAGAATTGATGAAATCGGCAACAAAATGCCCGTTTATGGTCCATGCTGTGCTGTAGGTCTCGCCGCCATCGGTCGAGAATCCTATGCCGTTGAGGTTGATCCTGAGGATGTTGGTGGCTGTGTCGAGGTCGTCCGTGTCCAGGACCAGGATTTCCTGCGGCTCGCCGTTTGCATCCGTAACGATGCGGACATGCCCGCCTCTCGCACCCTTGAGCAGATCTGTGGCCACGGAGATGGCCGCAGTAAAAAATCCCTCCTGTGACTTCAAGGAGTCGCGGATCTGCGCATCCGTCTGGGCCTGCAGCACCTGGGCGTATGTGCTCCTGGCTGTTCCCAGCTCCATCTTGGTGTACCGCTCAGCGAGCACGTCATAGGTCACCTTTATGATCTGCACATTCTGCGCGATGACGCCGAGAGCTGTATAGATGACGTCAACCGTGTCGCAGAGGCTGAGCCGCTGCAGATTGAGGACATCCTCATACTCAAGGGTGTCGGCGAGATTGATGAAATCAAGCGTCAGATTGACGTCAGGCTCCCACGGCTGCAGATCTGCGAGATGCTGCTGGGCAGCTGCCCGGAGCTGGGCCTCTGTCGGCTGCTCATCAAAGTCCTGAGACAGATCGAGCGGGACGGTTACCGGATCAGTTACTCCGGCAGCTGTGACGATCCGCTCCGGCAGCATGACCAGGATGCGGCCCGTGTCCTCGTTGTCCTGCACCCAGTACGGGACGACGGCATTATAGGATTCGGATGCGTCAGTGATATGGCGCAGGTCCGTGAGGTTTTTGCCGTATCTGATAGTGACGCCAGTATTCTGGCCACGATGGGCGAGGAGGCTGACGGCAAACACATTGTATTTATATTCGCCACCGTAGACGTCCAGGATCGACCCCTCTGTGCCGCCCATCGCGCTGCGGACAGCCATGGGCTCCGTGACCGTAAAAGGGGCCTGTGTCGTGATATCTGTGGTAAAGGTAAACCTGTTCACGCCCACGCTGTTGGTCCTGAGACCGGTAAGCGCTTCCACCGCGGAAGACGCAGAAAAAGGGACGGCCACGACCGTCCCCAGCTCATAACTTATATGCCTGGCGTTGAATGTCACGATCCCGTCGAGGGGCGCGGTCCTCTGGTAGATCACAAAGGGCTGACGGTCACCTCTGTCGTCATGGATGCACGATATGATCGTGCCCAGCTGCAGCTTGTCAAATTTGGCTCCTGTGAGCGGATAGTCGAGCTCAAGCTCATACTCTCCGTTTCTGACCTCCGTGACTTCGCAGCGTGTGGCGTCCACCAGTCTGCCGAGGCCATTGGATGTAAATGCCGTTTCAGTTGCCCCGTATAGGATAGGGATCATGTGCGCCTCCTATTTACGACGATGGTGTCTGTCATTCTGCCACCTCCCAACCGTACACGCCCGGCTCCCAGACGTTGCCGTCCACGGTGGAGACCCATGTCTGTCCGTTGTGGCTCACCTTTGCTCCCATCGGATAAGCGTCCGTGCTACCAGTTGGCTGTACCCAATCTGGCCACTCAATGGCAGGGTCGTCTATACGCACCCAGAGAGAAGGAGCGTCGGCAGGGGTCCACGTCTCCTGTGCTGTGTGCGCTTGGAGGCACTTGTAGAGTGTGTCACCGTACAGCACACGATCGCCCACGGCGTAGGAGCGGTCAGATGACCATTCTGAATACAGCTGTGGGACAGTCAAAGCTGTGGCATCGTCCAAGGTGGAGCGGACGGCTTTTATAGCCTCGATAAAGGCATTGAGTCTGCTTTTCTTCATACGATGTCCTCCAATGCTTCGGCTATCTCGTCAGGACTTGCGTCCTCTTCGACAGGCTCGACAGGCTCTTCCTCGACAAGCACATAAGTTTTGGTCGTATCATCAAGCCTGTATCGATACCCTTCGGGCGGATTCTTCGGGATGTTTCGGACGGCGGTAAGAATAGTGTCATACTCCGCCTGTGTGATTTCGTGGTCATACATCAGGTCATCATGCTCTGTCTTCCCTGCCGCCATAATGTATGTGCCGTCTAGGACTTTATACCATTTCATTAAGCATCTCCTTGATTCTCACGGACGAAAAAGTGGCGGTACAGCGTTGATCCTGCCCCAATAAAGAAGCTATTACCAATCTGGTCTTGACATTCCCCGCCAGTTCGAATGAATTTTCGAACAGTTGCGGAAGAACTCGACTTTACTGCTGAGAGACGGATAGCTGTCTGCGCTGTGTATGCGGCGTCGGTGTATGTGTTGTCTATAATGACAAGCACGGTCGGATATGGCGGTGTTTGCATATCGGGGAGAAAGTCCTGCTTGAATGCCCCTAGATTTCCCCGTGTCGCTGTAGATATTCTGTCCTCGGCAATGATGGTTTCGTCGCTCTTTATATAATACGCAAGAGTTGCTCCGCCTCCGCTCGGAATGCTCTCAATAGCCGCCGCCATCTGCGCAGGGGTGTAGGTGTCGGACGAGGACAGCTTGGAGCGGATTGCGTCAGCGATATCTGAGTAGTGCTGTGTGTTCGTGATTTTGTTTGTCATCATGCACCTCCTCAGTATGCCGTTGTATCAGCGGACCCAATCTCTGACACGACTATGTCCGCAATATCCGCCTTATCCTGTGCGGTCAGAACGTAGCTGTCACCCTGCGGTCCTGTAGGCCCTGCGGGACCTTGAATGCCTTGGATGCCCTGCGGTCCCTGTGGGCCAGTAGCACCAGTGTCGCCCTTATCGCCTTTCTCACCTTGAGGACCCTGCGGACCAGTTGCTCCTGTATCACCTTTAGGCCCCTGTTCGCCTGTATCGCCTTTCGGACCCTGCTCTCCTGTGTCTCCCTTCGGTCCCTGCGGTCCTGCGGGTCCAGTGGCTCCAGTGGCTCCAGTAGCGCCTGTGTCACCTTTCGGCCCGGCAGGTCCGGCAGGCCCCTGGATACCCTGAGGGCCTTGCGGTCCTTGGGATCCTGCCGGTCCCGTTTCACCTCTGGGAATGCCAAGAGTGAGATGTCCGGCTTCATAGGCCGCG